ACACGAACTAAAAAAAACTTATATTTAATCGAGCCAGAAGACGCATTGAGGAGTTACAGCATATGAACAGGAAGCAAATACTAGACAAAGCCGAGAAGATGATTAACGGCCCACGGGCCAAGGACTACGGCGATGCCCACGAGAATCACCAACGCATAGCTATGCTATGGTCGGTCTTGCTAAATAAAGAGGTCACGGTCGAACAAGTGTACCAATGTATGATAGCCGTCAAGCTATCCCGCCTGATAGAAACACCAGACCATGAGGATAGTTGGCTTGATATCTGTGGCTACGGCGCTCTCGGAGGAGAAAAATAATGTCTTTGCAGTTAGCGTTTGATACGCCGAAGTCGGAATGGCTACCGCCAACCGAGCTTCCTAACATCTTTGATGCCAGACAAATAGCCATCGATGTTGAAACACGCGATCCAAATATCAAAACACTCGGGGCGGGGTGGGCTACAGGGGACGGAGAAGTCGTGGGCTATGCCATTGCCGTCAGCGATTGGTCAGGCTATATACCGATCCGTCACAAGTATGGCGGTAATCTGGACGAGCGTATCGTAAACAAGTGGTTACAAAAAGTATTTGAGAGTCCCGCTGATAAAATTATGCACAACGCCCAGTATGATGCGGGATGGATACGGCGCATGGGCTTCACGCTCAACGGGCGAATCATCGATACCATGCTTATCGCGGCTCTGTTAGATGAAAACCGTTTTAGTTATAGTCTAAACGCTCTGGCCTACGATCATCTTGGTAAAGTAAAATCTGAAAAAAATCTGGTAGAAGCGGCGCGTAGCTTTGGTTTGGACCCAAAAGGCGAGCTCTGGAAGATGCCCGCCATGTATGTGGGACCGTATGCCGAGGGGGACGCCGAGCTCACACTCGAACTCTGGAACTATCTGTCAGGACAATTGGGCAAAGAAGACCTATGGCCCATCGCTAATCTTGAGCTCGATCTACTGCCGTGCCTGATTGATATGACATGGCGCGGAGTACGGGTCGATCAGGACAAGGTCGAGCGCACACGCAACTCGCTACTCAAGCGCGAGAAAGACGTACTAAGCCACATTAAGAAACTTGTGGGGCATGACATCGAAATATGGGCCGCCGCCTCTATAGCGAAAGCATTTGAGGCTCTCAGTATCGAATACCCACGGACCGAGAAAGGCGCACCATCGTTCACGAAACAATTCCTGAGCGATCATACACATGAACTTCCGCAGTTAATTGTCCAAGCCCGTAACCTAAACAAGACCTCTGGGACCTTTATCAATACAATTATGAAACATTGTCATTCGGATGGACGCATACACAGTCACATAAACCAGATACGATCCGACGACGGCGGTACCGTATCAGGACGCATATCCATGAATAACCCGAACCTACAGCAGATCCCCGCACGGGATCCCGAGCTCGGTCCTATGATACGTAGTTTGTTTTTACCTGAAGAGGGCGAAAAGTGGGCTGCGATTGACTTCTCGCAACAGGAACCACGCATCTTGGTTCACTATGCCTATGTATACGGCAAAAGTAAGGGGCTCACTTTGGATGGTGTAGAAGAATTTGTCCACGGCTATCGGAACAATCCCGATATGGACTTTCATACGATGGTTGCAGAAATGGCACAGATACCGCGAAAACAAGCAAAGACTATAAACTTGGGCCTGATGTATGGTATGGGGGTCGGTAAAATGTCTGACCAACTGGATATCACGCTTGACGAAGCCAAGGACTTGGTCCGTCAGTATCATACACGGGTGCCGTTTGTTAAGATGCTGATGACGGGCGTGCAAAACAGATTGAATGACAAGAGCAGTAGCGGTTCTATTCGGTCGCTGTTAGGACGTAAATGTCGGTTTGATCTGTGGGAGCCCGATACATTTGAGATGAACAAAGCGCTCCCGTACCGCGAAGCGGTGCAAGAGTATGGCGATACGACACGCCTGAAGCGTGCATATACCTACAAGGCCCTGAATAGATTAATTCAGGCATCAGCGGCTGATATGACCAAAAAAGCTATGGTTGATATATATAAAACAGGCCGTATACCGCTTATACAGATCCACGATGAGATAGCTATGTCCGTAAAAGACATAAAAGATGCAGAAACTATTTCGCAGATGATGGAAACTGCTGTAGACTTAGAGATACCGAGCAAGTGTGATATTGAGGTTGGCCCCGACTGGGGAACTGCCAAATAATTTTTTACTGCTAACACTTTTTCGGTTCTTTCCTCCCACCTAGCCCCGCTTGGCGGGGCTTTTTTTGTTGACAAGTTATATATTATCTTATACGTTCTAAGGGTAGCGGTCTGGTTTATATCAGAACGAGTGCCTTTTAGACTCCATGCTAGAAGGCACTCCAACAAAAAACCCTTGCATTTTTACATATAATCTTATATAGTCCTGTAAGATACTATATAAGGACACCTTATGGACACAGAAAAATGGAAATCGGTCCTCGTTCCCAAGGAAGTGTACGAGGAAATCAAGCGAACAAGCGCGGATCGCGGACGGACTATCAGCGGTCAGTTAAAGATTATCTGGCAAATTTACAATAAGTTGAAAGAAAAACTTGATCCTAAGCCTTGACTTAAAAAAATTTGGGCTTAGTATGGGATAAATTATATATATTACTATAGAGGAGAGAGCATGACGCCTGAGAGCATATATTTTATTTTATATCTTATAACGGTACCCGATATCGAGAGCGATCAACGAGCCATACATCGCATTTACTTTGAAGATTTTGAGCATTGTAATCACTACGCAGAGATACTAGATCAACGCTATGATCCTGTTGTCCGTAAACCAAATTGTGTTAAAGTAGATAATTATATAAGAGAAGTACGCATACCGTTACCCAAGCCCGAGTTTATGAAATGAAGTTAGAAGATATGTTTCACATTAATAATTTTCTTAAAAAAACAAGCACAGACCACCAGATCCGTCACTTCAGCAAGGAAGTGATAGATAAATTTAAGAATATGACACGCCGTAAAAAGAAAAAAGAATTAGATTATTCTAAGATTTTTGATGATGAAGAAACAATTAAACGTATTCGGGCCGATATAAAAAAGGGTTTTATAACGCCCGACAGTTTTAACAATAAAAAACAAATAAAAAACAAAAAAGACTTGTAAACTCTTATATATTCGCGTATAACTCTATATGAAAGGGTTGTCATAGGCCCTATCCCGTAGTTATGAGGAGCCCTCCAGAGATCTGGGGGGCTTTTTTTGTGTTGACAGGCCATTTTATCTGTGATTATATGGGACTATGTCAACTACAGGAGAAACTATGGATAAAGAAATACAGGAAAAGATTATTGCCACCGCTCGTGAGTTCAAAGACCAAGGCGAGTGCGATATATGGCACACTATCTGGCATGACGGGGTGCCTTATGATATGCACCTCATGCTCGATCAATCCCTTGAGGATAAGAAATGGGAGTATGAAGTGCTTGTCTATCCCGTCTTGCAAGATGAAAACGGCGAGTGGACACGCGGTGTTGTTAACGATCCTAAGCATTGCGATATACTTCTATTTAAACACACCTTTCCAGACAGAGGAGAATGGCGATGAAAAAAGTATGGGTATTTAAATTTAGGGAAAGCGGTGACGAAGATGATGTGGTCGTGTTTGACTCCAAGCCGTCCCGAGAACAAATGGATCAGGTACTATTAGAGTATCTCGATCAGTTGTTCATAGATCACGGCACAACACCATCTGAAGAACGCGCCAAAGAAAATAACGAGGACTTTGAGTATCTCTACTACGAGGATCTTTGGGAAAGAGAGTTTTTAGACTATCATCTTGTCGAAGCCTCTCGAAAAAAAGAACACTTGCAACAAAAACTAGCCGAGCTGTACGAGATAGCCGAGAAGATTGATCTCGATACAGCGTCCGTCATAAGCATGGCCGAAGATACGTTGAGGAAGAGCAAATGAAGTATCGCGTAGAAGTTGTGCAGACTAACGTGTTCTATATAGAAGCCGATAGTCCAGAGCAAGCGAGAGATATAGCCACG